AAAATTGACAAGCAGATCCGCGAAGCCGAGGCGCACGCGAAGAAGCTGGGACTTGATCGCGGCGAGATGTTGTCACGCGACGAAGTCTGCCGGATTGTTCGCGCTTCAACTTATGCTGGCAATGCCTGCATTGAAGGCACGCTTGAACAGATCAGCGAGAAAGTGTCTGCCATGGAAACACCGGAGCAAGTTTACAATTTTCTAAAGCCGATCATTCTCGGCGGCCGCTTGTTCGCTGGATTCTCAAAAGTTGTCAAGACGCCAGGCGAGGTGAATTTGCCAGAATGGCTCTGCGACATCTGGCAGACAAGCGCCGACGATTATTTGAAAGGCGTAAAGCTAAAATGAATCTGCTTGAATTAGAAACACAAGATCCAGTCGCATGGTGCGAAAATAACATTACGTTGGACTATGGCGCTTTTGATCGCGAAAACCATCCGTTGATGGTCGAGCCGATCACGGCTGCGGCCAAGATACGCGGCGGCACGGTAGGCTTGATTGGATCGGTGCAGCACATTAAGACATTGACCGCGCAATTGCTGCATCTTTACAAGGCGGCCACCGCGCCATGTCGGGCGGCGCACTATGATTTGACCAAGGAAGCAATCGCCGAGTTTAGCGATGACAAGTTTACACCATTGATTGACAATACGGATGCCGTGACTCGATTGATTCCGGAGCAAGGCTACAGGCGCGGCAAGTTTTACACTGGCATGCCATATGGATTCATCCGTTTGTTGTCGGCCCGTATCTTGGCAAATCGAAATTCAAAAACTTTAAAGTTTGTTTCAATGGATGAGTCTTGGGCATATGAAGATGGCGAGGGCTGGATCGAGCAGGTGCATGACCGCCAAGCATCGTATCCATGGAGTTGGTCCATGTTTTTACCATCATCGGGGCAGACCGAAGGCAGCGAGCTGGATGTTATGTGGAAAAAATCGACTCAAAAGGTCTGGCATATTAAGTGCGACTGCTGCGGCGAGATGATTCCATATGTCTGGTCATTGGAAACAAAAGACGGCCAAGTGCCGCGAGGCGGCATGCGATGGGGCAAGTCTGATGAGATTTGCAACGATGATGGCACGATCAACAAAGAGAAATTGACCAAGTCTATATATTATGAATGCCAGCTTTGCCATGGGCAGATGCCATGGAGCGCCGGGCATGTAGCAAGGCGCAACAAAGACGGCGCATATATACAGACCAATAAAGACGGCGATCCGAAGATTGACTTTTACAACTACAATGCAATCTCGCATTTCCCATGGCCCGATCTTGTCATGCTATGGAAAGACGCATGCGCAGAGCGGCAGCGCGGATCATTGACTGGCATAGAGAATTTTATACGCAAGCGACTTGCCGAGCCATGGGATGAAAAGAAATATGTATCGACCGATAAGATCCCAGAAGCATCTGGTGGATACAATCGCGGCGACGCATGGGAAGATGCCAAGTTTTTATTTTGCACGGTCGACGTGCAGCAAGATCATTACTACTGGCGCATACGCGCATGGGGCATGGTTGACGGCAAGCTTGAGACTCGCGGCATTGATTGGGGCAAGGCAATGTCAACTGGCGAGATTAAAGACGTTTGCGACAAGTGGGGCATTCCACAAGGCGGCTTGGATTCAAATGTCGGATGCCGCGTCTTTCTTGATGGCAACTATAATACATCACAGGTGCGGCGGATCTGCTCTGAAAATGGCTGGATGATGCTGCGCGGCGATGACAAAAAGCAATTCCGGCACAAGGATGGATTGTATCGCATGTATTCGCCGATCCAATATGTTGACGCATGGGAAGGCACTGGATCAAACAACCAGCGATATGTCGGCCAATTCTGGTTTTCTAAACTTGAAAGCAAAAATGCATTGGCACTTGTTAGATCTATTCGCAATCCAGAGCCAGCTTGGACGCATGAAGATGATGCCGGTCCAGTATATGAAAAGCAGATAAATGCTTGGGCGCGGATTGTTAGGCAGCGCAAAACAGATGGATCGGAGTTTTACGACTGGATCAACCGATCACCGCACGACGATCACTTGTATGACTGCGAAGCGATGCAGATTGTTTGCGCGTCAATGGCTGGCCTTGTCGGCGTGACGAATAGCGGTGAAAGTGCAGATATTGACAAATAGCAAAAAAATGTTTTCTTAGTCTTAATAAATGCGCGATCTATTATTTGTTATATGGCTTAAAGCCGGTAAAGACGTATCCAAAGTCATTGAACTGGTGGAGGCGCTTGTCGTGTCTCAATTCGAGACAGTGTCTGAGGGCGGCGCTCGCATGGTCCAAGCAACCGTGGCTGGCAAGACGTTTCAATATGAACTGCCAGAAAAATGGAGCGTAACAGATTTTATATCAACGCTGCGCATGGTATATAAGCAACTATTGACTGGCGGCGCATCTGGCGGCGAAATGACAGAGGCCGAGATCAATGCTTACATTTTAGACACGACCGAGCAGGTCACAAACGTAACAAAGGCACGATTCGCGCATAGTGCTGGAAGCAGATACTAATATGGCAGTTAGCTCAATCAACCTATTTCCTAAAAAGATCAAAGATGGCTTTAGATCTTTCTGGAGTCGTGGCGGCACTAATGAATTCTACCCAGGCGGCGCAGACGATCAGCGCCGATTTGGACGCGGCAAGCTTGCGCGCGACATTGCCGAGATTATGAAAGAGAATCGCCACCGCATGCTGCTCGGTGATTCGCGCTACATTTATCAAGCATTTTCTACCGTCAGCGGCGCAGTGAATCAAAAAGCCAATTACGTGTTTGGCAACTCATGGCAACTCAAAAGCCATTCAAGCGATAAAGAATTTGCCAAGGCCGTCGAGGAAGACTTTAAAAAGATTGACCGGATGCTTGATACGCGCGGCCGTGGTTTCTCATTCCGGAACAATGTATGGCTGGCATCTAAGACTATTGACACAGATGGCGACTTTTTAATCTTGCTTACAGAAGACACTGAAAGCGGCTTTCCTAAGTTGCAGTTTATTGAGTCGCATCGTCTTGGAAACTTTGAAGAAGAGCTAAATCAAGACAACTTGATTAAAGATGGACCATTTAAAGGCCGTCGCATCTTTGCCGGCGTCATCGTTGATTCATTGATGCAGCCAGTCGCGTATCGAATAAAAGACGAATCACGCGAGCGCGGCTATCAAGACGTTCCAGCAAATGGAGTCATCCATGTTGCAAACATTGAATGGTTTTCACAAACACGTGGTCAGCCGACAATTGCAGCAGGCATCTTGGATTGGTATGACTTGAGCGAAACTCGCGACTCTGAAAAGATCAGCCAGAAAGTATCAAGCGCACTGTCATTGATTGAGTCAAATGAGACTGGCACAATGGATAGCGGCAATATGATTGTTAACCCGAACGCGGGAAGCGATGGCCGCCTGCAGACGCAGCTTTTTGATTCTGGATTAATTCGCTACATAAAAAACGGCGGAAGCTTGCAAGCACATACAAGCGCAAGACCATCTGATCAGTGGCTAAACTTTACCAAGATGATCGAGTCATCCGCATTTTATGCTCTCGGATGGCGTCGTGAAATGCTTGACTCTTCTGCAATTGGCGGCGCTGGTGTGCGTGCCGTCGTCAGTGACGTAAACAAGTCAATCCAAGCGCGTTGCGAAATGATCAAGGCAGCATGGCATCGCGCTGCGCTTTATGTCATTGCTAAACGCGCAAAACAAGGCGTTTACGATCTGCCAGATGATTGGTACAAAGTATCGTTCACAAAGCCACCACAATTTACAGTCGATGAGGGCCGAGTGCGTGCCGCAGATCTTAGCGACTTGCGTGCAGGTCTATTGACCGAAGATGCAATTGTTGAAGCACGTGGCGGCGATTATGAGACAGTATTGCGAACACGCGCGGCAAACATTAAATTGAAGCAAGAAATTGCAGAAGAATTTGACATAGATCCGATCCAGCTTGGCACGATTGCACAGCCTGGTGATCCGGACATTCTAACTACCACAGAAACCAATATCGAAAATGACAGAGAAACCACAGAATAACTGGTTCGCAATGGAAGCAACGAAAGACGTAGCAGCGTCTGCCGACGTTTACATTTACGACGAGATCGGCGGCTATGAAGTAAACGCGCAATCGTTTATGGATGAGCTGGATGCACTAGGCGAAATTGAAACAATCAATCTTCGCATTAATTCGCCAGGCGGCTCAATCGTCGAGGGCAATGTGATCTACAATACACTGAAGCGCCACAGCGCAAAAGTTGTTACACATATTGACGGCATCGCAGCAAGCATGGCATCTGTCATTGCAATGGCTGGCGATGAAATCCATATGGCATCAAATGCTTTCCTTATGATCCATAATCCTTGGACCGTATCAGTTGGAGACAGCGACAAGCTGCGCAAAGACGCCGACTTGATGGATAAGATGAAGCTTAACATCATTAACGCATACAGCCGCAGCGGATATAGCACAGAAGAGCTTGAGCAACTAATGGACGCCGAAACATGGCTGACAGCAGAAGAAGCACTTAAAGCCGAGTTTATCGACGAGATCGAGGGCGGCCTTGAGGCAGCGGCATCTATCGGTGATATGAATGCAGCACTTGAAAAGATCGACAAAACATTGCCAGTTGACAAGATCGTTGCAAGCATCGCGGCAAAGCATAAGAGCGAAGTTGAAGAAATTCGCGCATCGTTTGAAGCAGAGGCAAAAGAGCTTAACGCTGAGATTGCATCTAATGTTGACCAGCTTGCAAAAAATGCCGTGCAGATTGCAGAGTTTGAAGCTAAAGAAACAGCTTTGACCGAGCAGATTGACACAATCGTTGCAAAGCATGAAGTTGAATTGACCGAGGCACGCAGTGCTGGCGCTGATTTGATTGCAGCTAAAGCAGCGGAGATCATGATGCAAAATACAGTCACACCAGTATCGTCGGACAATGAAAGCGTAGTAAATATGTTTGCAAGCACCAACGAATACTGGGACGAATACAATCGCCAAGAGCCAGGCAAAAAGAACGCATGGCATCTTGCTAACAAATCTCGACTTCCTAAATAACCCTTAACACCTAAAAACTAAAAAATTATGGCTACAAATACAATCGCCGGAGCTAATCTGGCAGAAATCGCGCAGGAGTCACTTCCTGCTCTTACATCACTACTGCAACCTTTATCTGCACTTGTTACTGACTTTTCCAGTGAAGTGTCGAGCGAGGGCGCAAGCGTTACTACACGCTACCCAACCAAGCCAACAGCAGTTGACTTGTCGAGCGGCTACACTTCGCAAAACACTGCGATGACAGCCAAGACTGTTACTCTCGATACTTTCTACGGATTCGTTTACGGATTTAAAGATGTTGAGCGTTCAAAATCCAGCATCCGTCTTAACGATCTTTTCCTTGAGCCTGCACTTAATGCAATCGGCGACAAGATCTTCGGCGACGTTTGGAATCTTATCACTGCGGCAAACTTCGCAACAAGCACCACAATCACAGCGGCCAACTTTGACCGCGATGATTTGATCGACTTGGGCGCAACTTTGACTGCAACTAAGGGCGCACCAAAAACTGGTCGTGGCGTATTCATGAATCCAACCTACTACGGTTCGATCTTGAAGACTCTTAACGATGCAGAAATGCCTGGCATCATCAGCGAAAAGACAGAAGGCGTTGCACCACGTGTAAACAAATTCGACCTTTTCGAGTCTGATCAAGCCGACGCAAACAGCGAAAACCTTGCAGCATTCGCATTCCACCGTTCCTCTCTCCTTTTCGCTGGCCGTCGTGTTGACTCCGAAGGCTTTGTTGAAAATGGCGGCGAGATCGTTGACATCGAAGTTCCAGGGCTTGGCCTTCCTCTCCAATGGCGTCGCTGGTACGACAAGAACGCTGGCGAGCTTAAGTACTCTCTTGGACTTCTCTACGGAGTTGCACAAGGTCAAGACTTCGGCGTCCGCGTTACATCTGCCTAACAATTAATCTGAGCGGCTCGATTAGTCGGGCCGCTCTTTTTAACCCTTTTTATTTTATGTTTAAACCATCCGTAACAATTCACAAAGACGCCAGCGGGAAGCTTTCCGTGTTGGCATGCTCCGAAGACTCTGACGTCTGCGTAACAGCTTACACAGACTGCGCTGAGGCTGGGGAGATCGTTTATATTCGCAAAGGGTCAGTCGATAAGCGGAAGAAGATACAAGGTCCAATCGTTATTACCAAAAAAGCCGCAAAGAAGACCGCGAAAAAGTCTGTTAAGTAATTAACAAACTTTAGCAACAAATGAGCGCCGCGATCTTTCCGGTCGTGGCGCTTTTATTTTATATGAGTGTATTTGACAAGTTTATTGAGCGATCAATCGAAAAGACGGCTTCCATTATTGGCGAGTCTTTCATCGTTGGCGGGCTAACCATATCCGGCATCATGGAAGAGCTGGAAATGGACGTTGCCAATGAGATATATGGCGACACTGAGACGGCAACTGCCGAGATCGTGTTTGCGTCGGCCGTGCTGCCAGACCAAACATACACTGGCATGAAGATCAAACGACTTGCAGACGGCGCACGATATAAAGTGCTGTCTTTCAATTCAAGCACTGAACATTACACATTCCGCGTAAAGCGACTAGGGAAACAGAGCCTTGGCACGTAAAAACACAGTCAAGATTGATGACGCTGTTTTTCAATCAAAAATGCGCAAGCTTGCCAAGCGATATAAGGTTGACGAATACAACTTTATAAAAGAGCAGGGCGCATTGTATGCACGCGACATGGCAAAGGCTGCACCACCCTTTGCTGATGGCGTAATTAATTTTAAAAAGCAATCTATCGGTTCAAGCAAAGATAAGAAGCAGGGCGAGTTTGCAATGTGGAATGACTTGCAAAAGATATTCGTCGTGCAAGAAGATCCGCAAGTGATCCAGTGGGCAGTTGCTACATTTGGGCGCGGCCCGATCTACAAGGGCAGAAAGAAAACAGGCAAGGGCGTTGCTCTGACAATGTCTGAAATCAAGCGTTGGCATCGCCGCAACATGATACCATCGAGCGGCCGAGCGCGTGCGCTTAAATACGATCAGCGGTTGTGGGTTTCTGAGAAGATCCTATTACAATATTTCAAAAAAGAAAAAACCAAAGTTGGCACAGCTAAAGCGGCACTTGCCGAGGCGATGGTGCGGATTAATCCAAAGCAGCGCGTTCCGGCATGGATCAAGCGCAACATGAGTCGCGCAGATGGCAAGGGCCGTGTATTACGATCAAGCAAAGGGCCACGGGCAATTATTCGCGCAAGTGCTTATGGATTGCGCAGTATTTCAAGCAAGATCGGCTTTTTGCAACGCTTTCGAGTCAAAGCAATGGAAAAGCGCATGATCAATCTAGTGCGTGCAAACGCTAAAAAATCGGGTCTAAAAGTAAAATTATCTTAATATGGCAGCAAATACAGAAGAGCAAGTTTTCAACTTTGAAGGCAATTTGGAATCGGCATGGCGTCAATTCTTTGCCAGCAAGGTCATTGAATTGAAGGATGCAAGCAATCCGCAGACATTGCCGGAAGACTTCGTGGCCGTCATGGTCGAGGTCGGCGCAGCAACTGGCAAGGCAATACACAAGCCAGACGGCAGCTCTGAATACAGCCAATATGAATTTAAGGTTGAATTTACAATTCGCACAGAGCGCGACAATGAATCGAGCCAAAATGCCGACATTGCCACCAGGCATCAAGAATTGGTCGCAATGTGCCGACGTTGGCTGAGTGTCGGCAACGCACGCGGATCGCTTGACTCATATCTTACACTTTACGAAATCAACACTTTGACGCCGTCTGCGTCTAATCGCACAGCATCTGATGATGACTATGACGAGACGGTGCTGGAATACTCCGGCGCATTCGACATCTTGACAAATGCCTTTCCTTCGTCTTAATATAACAAAAATAACTAGAAAAATACCATGGCACTTCCATATAACTCCGTAGCAAATCAGCCGCAAGGCTTTACCGACGTAACAATCACTTTGATTGATTATGTCGTCAACTCTATCTCCAATGCGACAGCAACTGAAAATCGCATCATTAGCCGCACCGACAGCAATGGCGACCGGTCCGACTTTATGATCCGCAAAGGCAGCGATCAAGTGATCGTTGAATTTGAGTTGCAAAAAGAAGCAACCACTACAGTCAACCCAGTAGACGGCACTGAATTCACTTATGACTATGATCAAAGCGGCACTGCTTCGACATTGGTCGTTGTTGATACAAGCGTAAATCGCAGCGTTGACGACATGACAACGATCAGCATGCGTGCAGTGCTTAAAACTTACCAAGCATAATGGAAGTTAAACTTTTAGTTGATAAGTCAATACGCGGCGAGCCAGCTTTTGCTGGTGACGTCGTTGAAGTTGGCGAGCTGGTCGGCCAATGGTTGATCGATGAAGGCTTCGCTGAATCCATAACCATTGAAGAAATCGACGATTAACTTTTTATAGTGTGTTGTTGTGTTGATAGCTCCACCTGCCCATCGCGGGTGGGGCTTTTTTACAAATGAGCTTTTACAATCAATATCAAGCAAAGCGGCAGGAGATTGAGCAATCAAGGCTCAATGCTTTTTCCAGTGTCGGCTTGGCTTCGCGCATCGGGTCTTATATTGTAAGATCTTTGACAGCTCGCGCATGGATTGATTTACGAGTTGTCAAAAATGGCATTTTGTCTGGCAAGATTTCAGAGTTTGCAGTGTGTCAGTATATCTTTCGCAATCATGTAAACTATCCATTGAGCAACTGGCAGAAGTTTAAGATTGAGCGCAAGATTGCAAAAGTCTTTCGCACCGGGCAGGATGCGGATCAATTCGCGGAAGATATAAACAATCATTTAAATTCGGCATTTTATGAGATGCCAGAATCCGCAAGCAATCGTACCACGACATCTTTTAAGCTGCCGGAAGTCGAGGGCATTGTCGGCGCAATTGATGAGTTGGCAGCCAGGTATGGGCAGCATCCAGATGACATCGCAGATATGCCGATGACAAAGATATTCGCACTGCAAAAAGCGGGACGACTTTCCACCATTCCTAATTACAAAATTTTAGAGCCTAAAGTGCTGCGCGATTTAAAGAGCGAAGCATTGAAAGCAAAACGAGAAGCAAAAGAAAATGGCTAAAGCAGACATCCAAGCAGATATAGATTTAGACTCAAGCGGCTTTCGCAAGGGTCTGCAAAAGTCAAAGGCAAGCATCAAAAATTTTGCAAGGTCTATCACTAGCGGATTATTGCCAGTTTTAGGTGCTGCTGGTGCTGCTGGTGCTTTTGTTAAGTTTGGTAAAAGCGCAATTGATTCTGCATCGCAAATTACTCAACTTTCAAAAGTTTCTGGCGTTGGTGTAGAGGATTTTCAAAAGTTTGCCGAGGCAGCTAAGACAGTAAACATTGAACAGGAAAAACTTGCTGACATTTTCAAAGATACAAGCGACAAGATGGGTGACTTTTTGCAAGTTGGCTCTGGTCCAATGGTAGACTTCTTTGAGAAAATCGCGCCGAAAGTTGGAGCGACTAAAGAAGAATTTATTGGATTAAGTGGGCCAGAAGCACTGCAAAGATATTTTGATTATTTAAAAAAGGCTAATTTGCCGCACCAGGACATGGTATTTTACATGGAGGCAATTGCATCTGATGCAACGATGCTCATTCCATTGCTTGAAGATGGAGGCGAAGCATTTAGGACGCTTGGCGACGGCGCTGCAGAAGCCGGTCGCATCATGGACGAAGAAACCATTGCGGCACTTACTGAAGCTAAAAACAATTTAGAAAGATTTGAACAACGAGTAACAATATTTGCTGGCAATATCATTGGTGCAATTATGCCAGCAAGGGATGCAATCAAAGAGTTGGCAAAAGAGCAACTTATCGCAGAAGGTCAAATAAGGAAAATAGGCAGAAGGAAATCTACTCAAGAAACACTTAAAGATAATCGACTAATTGAAGAGCGCAAAGAATTGTTGGAAAAAGAAGCTGAAGATAAAAAAAAGGCAGCAGACGAAGCAGCGAAAGCCGCTGCAGCTTTAGCTTTACAGGAAAGAGAAGCAGAAGAAGAAAGAAAAAGATTGGCGAAACAAAAACGAGAAGAAGAAAGAAAGGCATCAAAAGCAGCACGTGAATTAGCAAAAGCAGAACGTGAGGCAGAAAGAAAGGCTAAAGAAGCAGAAATAGCTGCAGAAGAAGCTGCAGAAAAAGCAGCAGCCAAAAGAATATCAGATGCTAAATTAAAACTTTTACAGGCAGAAGCAGCACAAGATGATGCATTGACGCATGAAATGAGAAAGCAACTTGAGCTTGAACAATCAATCCAAGACATCATGCAATCAACCAATCTTGATCGTGCGCAAGCAGTTAAACTTGCAAAGGATCTGGCAAAAGCAAGCGCAGGTGCAGATGTAAACCAATCTGGCTATGTAACGCCAAGAGAAAGAAGGGCGGCCGATAGCAAACAGCGCAAAGCAGACCAAGAAAGGCGGAGAAGAGAGCGCCAAGAGCGTGCTGCAGAAGTTCACGCAGGCGAAAAAAAGCGCCAACAAGATATACAAGACAGATTTTCTCAACGTGAAAAAGAAAGTGGCTATGGTCCAGGCGCGCCAAAGCCATCGGCGGGTGGCGTGACTGCATCAGAAAAGAAAGACATGTCGAAGCAAGATGACGTAGCTGAACTACAAGAGCAAACGAAACTTTTAACATCTATTGACGAGGAGATCAAAAAGAATCCATAATGAGTTTACCATATACAAGCGGCGACTTTACAACGCCAAGAGCAGGCACTGAAAGCTGGGTTGAATATCCATTTATTGAAGAAGGCGACAATGCGACAAAAGTCTACCATCTTGTCTGCGTGGTCAATGAGGCAGATTATGCGCCGGTCGCATTGGATGTTACAATGGCAGACGCAACAAATGCAGGCGTTATTGATTTGCCATTTGCAGAAGATTCAAATGCATATTTTGTCGGTGATTACAACAAGATAAAAATTGAGGGCGGCTTGGTAAGATTTGATCGGCAGTTTGCTAATATTCCTGCATCAACAGTTGATCCTGCTGGATCGGAAATTTTTACATTTCCAGGGCTGCCATCAACTGCTGGCACTGGCACGGCAATCAGTATAAGCAGTGCCAGCGTGTCAAATAATGTAGTAACTCTTTCCCTTGCATCTGCGCATGGAATGAGTTCTGGCGACAATTTTAGATATCGTATTCGCGGCTATGTTACAAGATACGGTCGAAATTATTACAACAATTTTTATGGTAATGGAGTTTGCATAACTGGCACAACTGGCAGCACAATCAAATTATATACATATTTACCAGATTCATTTACATTTGAAACTGGATATGTCTACCCATTTTCAAGCAGAGGGCGAAAACAAGTTTCTCGCAAGTCATCAACTCAATTTGAATATGACTATTTTTTGCCAGGCGTGACGGCAGGCATTACATCATCGCAGCAAATAACATTGCCGCAAAGGTTTGAGGCTTTCAGATATGCTGAAGGCAATACAGTTGAAACGTTAACTAGTAGTACAGAACCTACAAATACGGAATATAATGAGATCGTTGATAGTGATGGTTTCTTAGTTTTGGATTCTGGCATTTCCAGATGGAAGGGAAACATCATTCGCCGAACAGTAAAATCAATTCGGGCAATTTAAAATTATGGCAGATATCGAAAAAGTTACAAAAGGCTCACTTGCTAAAAACAAGAAAATGAACGAAGTCATCGAGCGATTAAATCCTTTGCTTAATATTGAAGTCAACCAAGTTGAAGCAGAAGAGCCATTAGAAATTGAATACTCTGACAACAATGTTGTTTTGCGCGTGCCAAAGGCTGGACTGCAAGAGGGCTTTAATGAAGAAACACTGGACGTGGTAAATGATGATAACACGGCCGGACAACGTATATTTTTAACCAAGGCGGTATAATTATGGCTATTTTAAGAGCAGGCCCTTGGGGAGTATTAGGCTATGAGTTTCTAGACCCTGTCAGCACTCCAACTGGCGGTTTTCCAGCTCCAGTAAATTGCGCAAGAAATAACTGGCCTAATCAAAATTGGCTGGCTGTTTATATCACAAAAGATAATTCGACTGAGGAAACAAATACTGTTGGGCTTGATGAATCCGTTTCTGTTTCTGTTTCTCCGAGTTTTGGACAAATTTCTATAACTTTCTGCTGGCAAGCAACGGGAGATTTTGATGTTGACTTAAATTGGAGCTTTACAGGAACACAGGGGTACTTTTTCCCTACCTTTGAATGGTCGTATGAAACCATCGAAGGGGGAAATGATTCTTACTTCACTACCCCTAGTAATTCAGGCACAGAAACAGTTACTTTACCAGCAACTAC